ATGCTTAACCGGATCAAGAAGTCTTCGCTCATTGCGCGTGAGAAGATGGTCGAACCACCTTGGTTGATGCCTGAAGATTCTGCTTACCGGCCTGACAATCGGGCCAACGGCGTGACCTACTGGGACGCGTCGGACGTAAACAACAAGCCGGAGCAGGTGCTGCTGAATAACCGGTTGGACTTGGCCGATAACGAGATTGCTGACGTCCGCGGCATCATATCACGTGCGTTCTACGTCCCCATGTTCCAGATGCTGACGACCAATGCAGAAATGAAGCGCGAGAAGACTGCGTTCGAAGTGGCGTCGATGTTGCAAGAGAAACTGGTGCTGTTCGCGCCTATCTTCAGCCGGACTATTCAGGAAAAGCTCAATCCATTTATGCATCGTGTGTTCATGGTGTTGTATCGAGGTGGATACTTCCCCGCGCCTCCTCAAAGCGTTATGAATTCGGGCGGCGTGTATTCGTATAAGATCGAGTATGTTTCTAAGATTGCTCTCGCGATTAAGGCATCGATCACCAACTCGCTGGCTATGCTGATCGAGCTGGTAACAGCAATTGCCCCATACGATGAATCTGCGCCTCACGTGGTTAATTGGCGCGTCGCACTGCGGGAAGTGACCCAGAATGAAGGCGTTCCGGAAAAGTGGATACGTGATGATGAGGAAGTGGATGATATTATGAACGCTATACGTCAAGCAGATGCACAAGCTGCGGCACCTCAAGCGGCTGAGCAGATGGCGAGTGCGGCTCAGAAGCTCGGGCCTAAAGCGCAGCAGAAGGCTATGGCTCAAATGTAATTATGGAACCAATACGAAACAAACAAGAGGCAGACACGCAGCTTGAGAGTCTGAAAGAGAAGTCAAAGCAGTTGGGCATGGCCTACAATCGAGCGTTTAAATCTAAGGATGGTCGGATGATCCTAGCTGATATGATGTTGCGGTATGGCTGGAAAGACGGCGTTGAACTGCCGTGCTATAAGTTTGGAACATCGGTGAATGATGTGATCTCACGAGATAGCATGAAGGAGCCTGTTCGATATATTTTAAGGACGATCGGTGGTTGGTCGTCTAATAACCCAAACGGAAACGAAAAATGAAGACAGAATATCTATTGAAAGACGGTGTAGTGACTCGGAACACTGTTCCGATTGCTACATACGACGAAGAGACCGGCGTGCTCGGTTTCTTGCCTGATGGTGGACAATATCAAGGGGTGACGACTCGCAAGCTGCGGTCGCTCGGCTTTGAGGTGACTAAGACGATCGGATCGGATGAAGCGGCTGCGTCGATTGAGCCGAAAGAGAACTGGGCGATCAAGCAAGGCGGTGCACCTGATGCGTTGGACGTGGTTGATGACGGGCCGAAGCCTGACGATCTCCCTGAACGCGGTATGCCTGATGCTCCAAGTGTGCAGGTGAGTCAGCGAGTGTTAGATCCCGGTAATAAGGTGTCAGGTTTTCCGGATGGGCCGGACGTTGATAAGTGCCTTGGCGATAAAGATCCTAGGTTTCAACGCTGGGTCTTTGCAACCTATCCGAAGCGTGCTGAAAAGCATTACATCGGTCGATTAACCATCTTTAGCTAATTGCCATGAATCTTTTAAAATACTTCATGGCGTTCATCATGCCTTACCGATTGATGATGGCAGAGGATGGCGGCGGCGGCGGCGATCTACCGAGCACTGACCCGCGCACGTATATGGACGACAAGGGCAACCTCACTGCTGGATGGACGAAGGCGGCAATGGGGGAGAAGAACGCTGGTTTCGAGGGTAAGTTCACGACATTGGGTGGTCTGCTTGGCTCTTACGGAAACATGGAAAAGAGCTTTTCAAGTTCAAGCCGCGTCGAGGTGCCAACTGAACACAGCTCGGCTGAGGACTGGGCCGCCTACTGGGACAAGGGCGGTCGGCCTGCTACGGCTGAAGAGTATCAGATGAATTTGCCTGCAGCGCTCACAGATTCGGTGTTCGACGCTGACGCGGTGACGGAGTTCAAAGGTAAAGCTCACAAGCTCGGTCTGACTGCTGCTCAAGTCGTTGGGATTACGGATTGGTATGGCCCTAAGTTTGGGGACCTGCTGACCGGCGAAGCCTCCAAGCGGCAAGACCTGATGGATGCCGGCGTAACTGCGCTGAAAAAAGAGTGGGGAGAAGACTATGATGCAAAGGTGCAGTCGGCTGAGGCTGGTGCGGCGGCGCTCGGCATGACGGCTGACGACCTGAAGGGGAATCCTGACATGGCAAGCAATCCCGGGTTTATCCGGGCGATGGCTCGGGCTGCTGAGCTGGTCAGCGAGAAACCTGCGACTGCGATGCGTCAAATGGGTGAAAAGCTTGGTGTCAACTCACCGGAAGACGCGCGAGCCAAGATCGTGAGTATCCGGAACGACCCGAAGCATCCTTACAATGGGTCGTCTGGTGCTACGGCCGCGGCGCACGACAGAGCGGTCAAAGAGATGTCAGTGCTTTATAATATTGCCAACCCAGAGGAATAATTCCTCTCTTTGGCGTCTTATGTGGATATGGTGCCCCTTTCTCCTGCTTAGCCGGGGGGGAGGGGTTTTTTTTCTTGTCAGGATCAGCTTCACGTGATTGATGGAGGTCAGCGACGTAAAGATAACCGGGGTTCCCGGCCTTGGCTAGCAACTCACCGGCAGTTGTGCCAGAGGGTCTGAGAACGCAACACAGGTGAAAGATAGGAAATCTTAACTCTAATATTATGTCTTTCAAAATTACTGCTGCGTTTACTGAGCAATACACTCAGAACGTGGAACATCTTGTGCAACAAGGTGACTGCCGGTTCGGCGGCAAACTCCGTGAAGAGTCTCAGAAGGGTAAATCCAAATTCTGGGAACAAATCGGTGAAACCACTGCCATTAAACGCACATCGCGTCATGGCGACACTCCGCGGGTCGATTCCGATCATCAACGTCGAGCCTGTTACCTGGGTGACTGGGACTGGTCTGATCTGGTGGATAGCTTGGATAACACCAAGATGCTCATTGATCCTAAATCGTCTTACGCGCAATCCGCTGCGATGGCGTTCACCCGTGCCAAGGATCAGGAGATTATTGCTGCTGCGACTGGCACGTCCTACGCTGACGTAGATGGATCGGGTGCGGTTTCTGCGGTTGTGCTACCATCGACTCAGAAGGTGGCTGTGAATCTGGGCGGCGCTAACGTAGGTCTCACGCTCGCGAAGATGGTCAAAGCCAAGTCGATTCTTGGTAAGAACGAAGTTCCGAAAGGAACTAAGCTCTACCTAGCTCACACCCAACAACAGTTGGACGACCTTCTCAACAATGTAACTGAAGTGAAGTCTTCGGATTATGCTGCTGTTAAGGCGCTTCACGACGGTGAGGTGCCCTACTACATGGGTATGGAGTTCATCAAACTTGAGTTGCTGACTCTCTCTGCTGCTACCGACATCCGGACCTGCTTTGCCTACGCTAAGCCGGGCTTGTTGCTCTCGATTGGTCAGGAATCGATGGGTCGCGTATCTGAGCGCGACGACAAAAATTACGCTACTCAGGTTTACAACAACATGAGTATTGGCGCGACTCGGATGCAGGAAAAGATGGTCGTCGAGGTTCCTTGCGACGAATCTCCTTAATCGGTAACCGCTTAACAACACTCAACCTTAACAAAGGAAAACAATCATGGCTGAATTTAATTCTCCTCTATACACGTCCGAAGCTGGCACTGCTGGCTCGTCTGCTGCTGTTGGGTATCCGCAAGCGCGGGACTCGGCTGGTAAGCTTCGAATCAAGACCATCCCCTACGTCACTGATGGCACGGAAACCACGGGTGACACGATCAACCTGGGCAAGCTCAAGGTTGGTGCGAAGGTCATTCCGAGTCTCTGCCGGGTGGTGTCTGAGGCTGCTTTTGATATTAATGATCTCAATATCGGCACGCCTCTCAATCCAAACGCATTTGCTGACGCGATGGATACCACGGACGCCGAACTGGATCAGCCGTTTCGCGGTGGCGATGATCGGTTGGGTCCTGTCTCCATTGTCAGCGGTGACGAAGACATTGTAGCGACGCTCGTGAGTGCTACGACCACCACTGCGGGTGAGTTGGTGCTCTTCCTCGTCGCCTACGTGGACGAATAAACTTCGGGACTTCACAGTTTCGATTTGGGTTGGGGGCATCTTGGCAAAGGCTGGGGTGCCCCTTCTTTTAATCTGGATTTAAACGCATGAGTAATAAAACCGACATTTGTAATTACGCTCTGGCTGAAGTGGCTGAGGGCACGATAACCAGTCTAACCGAAAACAATGAGAAGGCGCGGTTGTGCCGGCTGCATTTGGATCAGACGGTTCGTGAGGTGCTGAGGGCCGCTAAGTGGCGATGCGCTCGCAAGCGTGGCGTGCTGGCCCAAGCCTTGCCGGCGCCAGAATTTGGTTGGGATTACAGGTATGCGCTGCCTGTTGACCACGTGCGGTTATGCAGTTTGAACGAGATTGACCCAGACCGTATCGACAGACCTATCCACGAAGTTGAAGGGCGCTTTCTTCTCACTGATGAGACGGTGGCGAATATCATCTACGTGTATGATGTGACGATTGAAGGGAACTACTCGGTGCTCGATGCGTTGGTAGTGAAGGCGATCTACCTGTCACTGGCGGCAAAGCTGGCATGGTCACTGCAACAGAGTCGGACCCTGAAGGAATTGCTTGAGCAGGCTGCTGAGTTTGCGATCCGTCGAGCGAAGGGAGTCAATTCACGCGAAGCCACTGAGCCTCTGGAGGATCAGAGTGTCGGTTCCCGCTGGATGCAGGCACGCAATAGCTGATGTCTGGTCACAAATTCTACAACAACTTCACCGGTGGCGAATGGACGCCGAAGCTCGATGCACGATCCGACCTGGGGCGGTATGACTCTGCTGCTCGGACGATGGAAAATGTGCGCGTCATGCTATACGGGGGGTTTCGGATGCGACCGGGGTTTGAGTACAAGGCTGAGTGTTACTTGGGGTCGTTTGGTGGTGCAGGGCTGAAGACGTTTCTGGTCCCGTTCCAATTCTCAACGACTACCCGGTTCATGCTGATGTTTTCACATCGGTTAATTTTCTTTGTGAGCGATGGTGCTCTTGTGCCGCGGGCGAGCACTACCCTGTGGGCTCTTATTTTGGGCTATGCGGTGGATGATATTGTCGAGCGCGTGTTGCCATCTGGGGCATCGACTTATTGGAAGTGCATCCAGACGGTCCCAGGTCAAACATTGCCATCTACGAATCCGTTTCCTGAGGATACTCCTGCGTATTGGTCAGCGGCAACTGATATAGAGTGGGCATTGAGTATCGCGTCACCTTATGACGCTTTCAGCACTTTCGCTCTTCAGTATCGGCAAATCAATGACGTGATGTATTTGACGCATCCCGACTATCCCGTTCACAAGCTGAGCCGATTAAGTGATACGTCATGGACGATTGCAGAAGTGGATTGGACATATCCACCATTTCAGGACGAAAACATTGGAGCGACCACTGTCACCTCAGACGGTCTGACTGGATCGGTGACGTTGACGGCAAGTGCTGATCTTTGGACTTCGGATCACGTGGGAGCGTATTGGGAAATCAGGCATCTTCGTGAAGCGAATAGCGCGGTGGTCAATGTATCCGGTTCGTCTGGCAGTCTTAACTCGAGCACTTTGGACGTGAAAGGCGATTGGACGATTACCACGTCGGGATATTGGTATGGGGTGCTTGAGCTGGAACGGTCTGAGGATGGTGGGAGCACTTGGGATACGATCAGGAAGTTTGAGGGGCAAAGTGACCGTAATGTATCGGCATCGGGCAATCAGACTCTTGAGGCCAAGTTACGTCTGAAATACACGGCAACGGGAAATCCTTTCGGGTCGGGTGTGTGGGCAGGAACTGCACCGACCGATTACGTCAAAGCAAAGGCGACTCTAGACAGTCAGGAGGCTTATGTGGGCGGGTTTGTGAAGATTACTGCGTTCACGAGTGCAACAGAGGTCGATGCAACGGTCATGGACACGCTCAAGAGCACTGCTGCGACTAAGATATGGGCAGAGGGTGCTTTCTCGGCTAAGCGTGGGTATCCGCGGGCCCTGGCGCTTTATGAGCAGCGGATTTATTATGCTGGCACCTCAGATAATCCGATTGGCATTTGGGGAAGCAAGACAGGCGACTTTGAGAATTACTCCTACGGTGTGAACGATGATAGCGCGATTGCATTCAGCGTCGCAGCAACTGAGGCCAACATTGTGCAATGGATGGAGGGGCTAGATGTGATACTTTCCGGGACGTCGGGCGGTGAGTTTGCGGTATCCAGTGGGTCTCCTCAATCGGAGCCGATAACGCCGACCACTGTAAACATTCGAGGACAATCGAATTATGGGTCTTCTGCGATTCAAGCGAAGGCAATCAATGACGTGGTTCTGTTTGTCCATCGTCAAGGCAAGCGCATTCACGAGATGGCTTACAGTCTCGAGCGCGATCGGTATGTGGCCCCGGATCTCACCGACTTGGCGGAACACATTTTGGCTGGCGGGGTGGTGCAAATGGCGTTCGCTCGGCTGCCTGATCCGACGCTCTACGTTGTGACGGGTGATGGCTATTTGGCGGTGTTCACGTATGACCGGGCTCAGAATGTGACTGCATGGACTCGATGGACAACGGACGGACTGTTCGAGTCAGTTCAAACTCTTCACGGATCTCCGGAAGATGAGGTTTGGGTTGTGGTGAAACGAACGATTGACGGGACAGTCTACCGGTATCTGGAAAAGCTGACGGCTGAATCAGACGTGAAAGAGGATGCGGTTCTTTTGGACTCAGCAGCAACGGGGACGGCGAATAGTCTTACAGTTTCAGGCTTAGATCACTTGGAAGGCGAAACGGTAGGTGCTGTGCTGAATGGGGCTTATTTGGGAACGTACGTGGTCGCGAGTGGTGCAATTACGATGAGGCAAGCAACGCAGTTTGGGAAATACGTGATCGGGCTACCTTACACGGGCACAGTGAAGACCATGAAGCTCGATGTGATGATGCAGGACGGATCTGGCCAAGGGAGGATGAGACGTATCACAAAGGCGGTCATTAAGTTTCGAAACACGCTTGGTTGTAAATTTGGCCGGGTGCTTGGATCGCTCGATGAAGTGAACTTTAGGGACGTGGGTAATAATATGGATGAGTCTCCGCCGCTGTTCACTGGGGATAAGGCTGTTGAGTGGCCTCGGGGCTATGATCGTGAGGGCAATATAATCATCCAGCAGGACAAACCACTTCCGTGCACGGTGCTTGGCATAGAGGTGAAATATGATTTTCTAGGCGATTAATGAAATCGACGATCATTGATATTCACGGTGCAGACTCTCACTTATTGACGACGGTCAATGCGTGGTGGGTTGGTCATAAGATGGGGCTGGTGCCGGTCGGGATGTTACCCCGGTGCGGTGTCTTGGGCACTGATGATGCTGCTCGCCCGTTAGCGGTGGGGTGGCTGTTCATGGATAACTCAATATCAGTCGGATGGGTCTCGTGGATCACTACAAACTCTGACCTAGATGCAAGGACTGCGGTGCGGTCGTTGAAGTATCTGATGGATTCGATCGAGCAGGTAGCGACGGAGCTGGGATATACAATTTTGATGACGGCAACCGACCGGGACGGATTGACTCGGTATTTCAAACGGGATGGATGGATTCAAAACCACACTGGCATGACTCAACTATTTAAGGAACTGAGGTAAACAATGGGAATTCAAGCACTCGCGATTATCGCAATAGCCAGCACTGTAGTCGGAGCCGGCGTGTCTAGTTACGCGTCGTATGAGGCGGGGAAGGCGACTGACAGACTGCACAAATTCAACGCGGAGCAACGTGAGATAGAAGCACTCACGTCCGAGCGCGATGGTCGCGTGTTGGCAAACGCTCAGCGGG